AAAAAACTTTGCTATTTTAATGGAAACAGGTCAGCTAAAGAAAATGTTTAATGGCTTAGGTCTAGAAAGCTATGCTCCTAGTGGGTTGAACTTTGATGACGTAGAAGGTCTTTATACTGACACGGACAAATACAACATACCCGGATTATATACTTCATCTGAACTTACTGAACATGTTTTTTACTACGGTAATATTGACGAAACAACAGGTGAGATATTCTATTACGGGGAGGATAAAGAATGAATGAAGAAGAACTAATCCAAGACCCGATCGGTGCTAGTTATGACAAACCAGACGATAATCCCCCTGCTCTTACAGCAGAGGAATTTCAAGTTTCCGAAGCTCAATATCAAGAAGATCAGGTAGCTGCCGAACAGACACTAGAAGAAGAATCTGCTGCACTCGAAGACCCACGTACTGATGAAGGTATTGGTGGTGTTAAAGGAGTGCTAAAAGAACTAGCTTCTATACCTTCTGGTGGTATACAGGATACATTATCATCTGGTACAACTTTTGTAGAACGTACTATAGACGCTGTTTCCGGTCAACGACAAAAAGAAATTAAAGAACAGGGTTATTATCAACCTGACTTTGACCCGTTTACAAACAATGGGCAGAGTGAAATAATAACAAAAACATGGTGGGGTAAGTTAGCCAGAGGTGTAGTACATTTTGGTACTATGGCGGGTGCTACTATCCTAGCTGCTAAAGGTGCAGCCGCTGCCGGTATAGGATTGGGTGTAGGTGCAACTGCAAAAGCACTATTAGGTGCTCCGAGTTTAGTACGTGCAGCCGGTATTGGTGCTATATCTGATTTAGTGTCTAAAGAATCTGATGGTCATAATGCTCTAGGTAGCCTACGTGACCATTATGGTTGGATTGACACACCATTAAGTACAAAGGATACAGACCATCCTACTATGATGAAACTAAAAAACATTGTAGAAGGCATGGGTATAGGTTTAGTATTTGATGGTGCTGCTATGCTACTTGGTAAAGGTAAAAAATCAGTAGTTGATAGAATAGGTAAACGTCAAAAAAGTGTACAAGATCAGACTTTAGCTAAAGGGCTAGAAGAACTTAGAGAAAACGAAACAAGATTTAGAGCTAGTAAAAATAAAGCACTAGCTGAACAGCATCAGGGAGCACACTTGTCAGAAGATGACCCATATACTGTATGGGAAACACAGAAGAAAATTCGTGAAGACTGGGGTGCAGAAGATGGTTCTGCCGGTAATGTTATCCCTGCCGTACAACGAGCAAGGGCAGCAAAAGAAGCCGGTATTACAGAAGAAATAGCTGATGAAGTTTTACGTAAACTATATAGTAATAACAAGTATCGTCAGATTATTGAAGAAATTAAAAAGAACAGACTTACATTAACAGAGGTATTTGGTGATTCCATAGCTGCACATCAACGTATTACACTTGGTAGAAATGCGGCGAATATGTCACCAGAGGAATACTTAGAAGAAATACTAAGAAATACTGACGCATATTCTATAACAGATATAGACGGTAATCTTGTAGACAGCATAGAGACTATTACAAGTAAGTATGTAGTTGTTGCTGACATGGTTATGGGTACATTATTACAACAAGTACGTGATTTAGGTATAGCCGGTAGAGAGTTAGGCAACTTTGTTGACCTAGCAGATACAGATAGTACTCTAGAAGCTATTAGAGATACTATGTTTACTCTACTTACTGAAGTAAAAAAAGCTAGAATCATAAAATCACAAAACTTTAGAGAACTTGGAGCCGGTTCTAAGGTACAGTATTTGAAGAAAACACTGTCACAAGAAATGGTTGACACTCGTGAATCCATACAAAGTATACTAAATATTGCAGATAAGTCAGAAGATAGTAATTTATTAATGGCATTATTTGAAGCTTTCTCTTCTATGCAAACAGTTAACAGTCTTGATGACTTTGACGCATGGGCTAGAAAGATGATAAAAGGTGGTGAGATCGAAGGTAAAGCACAGTCAGGTGCATTAATAAGAGAACTACAAGGTGTATTTACTCACAGTGTACTTAGTTCACCTAAGACACCTTTACGAGCTATTATTGGTACATCTACTCATACATTCTTGCGTCCTATGAATCAAACAATAGGTGCATTAATTAGACTTCCATTTACTGGAGATACTAGAAGTGTACGTGTAGGTCTTGCATCTATGAATGCTATGATGGAAGCTATACCTGAGTCATTTGAGTTGTTTAAAACTAGACTTAACTCATACTGGTCAGGAGATATAGCAACTGTAAAGACTAGATTCTCTGAGTATACAAAAGGAGACGATAACTGGGAGATTATACGTAGATGGGCAGAAAGCGACAGAGCTAGCGCAGGCGACAAAGCCGCATTTAGAATGGCTAATATGGCTAGACAAATGAATAATGCTAGTATGTTGACTTACTCTACTAAAGTTATGGCTGCAACTGACGATGCTTTTGCATACATTTTAGGTAGAGTTAAGATGCGAGAAAAAGCTCTTATCTCTGCTATGGACCAAAAGCAAGCCGGTAAGATAAGTGGTCATATAGATATAACTCCAGACCTTATTAAGAACTACGAAGATTATTTCTATCAGGATATTTTTGATGCTGATGGTAATATATCTGATGCAGCTACAGAATTTGCACGTAAAGAAGTTACACTAACACAAGATTTAAAAGGATTTGCTGCTAACCTAAACTCAGTGTTTCAGCAAAACCCTTGGGCTAAACCTTTCTTCTTGTTTGCTAGAACTGGTGTAAACGGATTAAAACTTACAGCTAAACATACACCCGGTTTTAACTTTCTAGTTAGAGAGTTTAACGATATAGCTTATGCTAGACCCGGGCAAAATTTAGATGAATTATCTAAGTATGGTATATACACAGATCAAGACTTAATAAACGCTAAGGCACTACAAACAGGTAGATTAGCTATGGGTTCTGCTCTAGTTAGTATGGCTGCATGGGCATGGATGACAGGTAGAATGACAGGTAACGGACCTGTAGACAGACAGAAACGACAAGTATGGATGGATGCGGGATACAAACCACGTACTATTTTCTTCGGCGATGTTGGAGTAGAGTATGATTCGTTTGAACCATTCAACCAGATTATGTCTATGATAGCTGATATAGGTGATGCTAGTTTACTTATGGGTGAAGAGTGGACAGAAGATAACTTACTAAAAGTTGCTTTACTCTTATCTCAAGGTGTAACAAGTAAATCTTATTTAGCCGGACTACAATCGTTTGCAGATTTATTTGGTGGTAAGCCGGGTCAGCCTGCTAGAATCATATCAGGTTTTGCAAATAACCAGATACCTTTAGCCGGTTTACGTAATGACTTAGGTAGAATATTTACACCACATACACGTGAACTAAGCTCTGGTATTTTCGACTCTATACGTAACCGTAACTTAATGAGCGAAAAATTAACTGGTCAACAATTACCTATTAAGTATGACTTATTAAATGGTAGACCTATTAAGAATCATGACTTTATCACTAGAGCTTACAATGCTTTCATACCTGTAGCATTTAACTTAACGCCTAGTCCCGGTAGAACCTTGCTATTTAATAGTGGTTACGATATTAGAATGTCAGTTCTATATTCTCCTAATGGAGATGATTTAACTGATAGTCCTAGACTACGATCTCTATTCCAAAAAGCAATAGGTGAAGAAAGACTAGAAGTAAAATTAGGTAGACTTGCTAAAGACCCTAAAATTATAGCGTCTATGGAGCAGATGTATACTGATATAAATTCTGGTAGACGAGCTGATTTTCAACCTAGAGACTACTATCATAATATTATAATAGATAGATTGTTTACTAAAGCACGTAAAAAGGCTTGGTTGAAAGTTATGAAAGATCAAGAAGCCGCTACAATACAGAGAGATAGAGAGAAGTCAAAACTCGAGCGGAAGATGAAAAAAAATCAAACAGCAAAGTTATTAAACATTCCTAAATAATGGCACTAACATTCATTGAATATACAGCGGATGGTAACAATAATAAAAATTTTACCTTCCCATCTATTACTACCACTGATGTCGATGTTAAGCTAGATGGTGCACTACAAACAGCAGGCACTCATTATAACATAGTTAACTATACACCTACAGGTGGTGGTACAGTTGAATTTACAACAGGAAATATTCCTAGCAGTCCAGTAATTATTCGTATTGCTAGAAGCACGGATGTCGGTTCGCCTCGAGTTACGTATACTCCCGGCTCCTCTGTAAAAGCAGCTGACTTAAACGAAAACGCACTGCAAACCATATACTCTTTACAAGAAGAAAAAGATGCAGTGCAAAACCTTGGTGGTACGTTGTCTAACGTAACCATCAGTGGTAACTTAAACGTAGATAGTAACCGTATTACTAATGTAGCAGACGGTATATCT